TACTTTCGTATGCCGTCGGGTCGGTGCAAACGTAAATTTTTTCGTCGTCGAACGATATGCCGTCAACAAATTTCCAAACGTTCCCGAAGGGGTTTTCAATACCGCGGTATTTACAAGCATGCTCGCCGTCCGTGTTGCACGTTTCGCAAGCAACGCCGTCGTCCTCGTGGTTGTTATTCCATGACCCCGACGGAGTCCTTACCGCGTCCGTATGCCCCGTAATTAAAGCGGCGGTATTATTACCGTTGGTGTATCCCGTCATGATAGATTGCGTATGCGTGGTCGCAAACTCAACCATAAACAACTCTTTGATTATAAGGTCAATCAAGAAGTCGTACTGTTGGTATCCGTCGCCGTTCGCCTTGCAATAATTGCGGTATTGCGTGATGTTAATACTTACCTTTACCGTCGCACCCGTTACGGAGCGCATTTTTCCGCTTGCGCCGTCGTAACTTCCTTCGTATTTACCAACGAGGATATAATCAATTTCGTTGCCCTTTCCGTCGATAAACAACGTCGAAAAGCCGCCGTATCTTACACCCGATATTTGATGTTTATACGTGCCGTTTTCGTTTTTGGTAATCTTGCAATAAAACTTCGGGATTTTGATAAACACATTACCCGACGCGTCGACAACTTCTTGCATTTCCGACCACGGGTAACAATTGTTAAAATCGCTTACGATTTCGGTGTTGCCGCGGGTGTAAGTTTTACCGACCGCGTCGTCCGTTCGCGTGAGGGTGGGGCTTGACCCGCCGACACCGTCCACGCCGTAAATTTTTGCTTTTTCAAGATACAACATGTTTTTTGCCTCCTAAATTAAACATTTGTCGCGGATACTTCCGCAATTTTCTTTTCGAGTTCCTTAAACTTGCGGTCGATACCGCCGCCGATAGTGTACCCGCGGGCGGTTTCCGCCTCTTGACAACCGAAAGCGTACATAATCGTTTTTGCGATTACTTCGATTTCGATTTGTGCGACCGCGACGCCGTTTTTGTAAATTACCGTGCCGCCCGCCGCCTCAACAATGCGAGTCAATGCGTCGTTTGCCGCCGCAACCGCGGCGTCGGCTTTGCTTTCCGCTGTTTCCGATTGCGCTTTTGCCTTGTTTGCCGTCGCGGACGCGTCATTTGCTTTTGTGTTTGCCGCGCTTGACGCGGACAATGCGTTTGACGCGGTCGTCATTGCGTTGTCGGCTACCGTTTTAACGGTTGCGTAATCGGCAACGGGTTTTATAATTTTTACGACGTTTGTAATGCTGTTGTTTTCCATAGAAAAGGAATACAACGGCAACTCGTAAACGCGATTTGCGGTTTCCGCGCCCGCGCCGTACGTGTCTTGTTTTGTTAATACAATATCGGATAACGACGCCGCCGTTTTAACAACGAGCGTACAATTTTCCTCGTCGGACGGGTGGTACGTTTCGATACGTGCGCACAAATAACCGACTTTACCGTTTTCAATTGCGAGCGTTATGCTTTCGCCGCCCGCCTCGATTTCGTTCATGCGTCCTTGCACAACAAACGCACCGCTCCCAACGGTAATAATATTACCCGATACCGACGCCGCAAGTTCGTTGCCGTATCCCGTGTAATATCCGTCCGCGTTTGTTTGGTCGATAAAACGCGATTTTACCTCCAATGCGTACAAGTTCGATTTGAAGTTGAAAACGCCTTGATACGTTACGGGTTTTATTGCCATGTTTGAGTATCCTCCTATTTTTTGATAATTTCGGTCAAGAGTATTTTCTTAAAGCCGAGTTTTATTTTTACATTTTCGCCGCTCGCGTCGAAAGTTGTAATTTTTTCGCTTATAGGTAAGGTTTTATACAACTTACCTTCATAATACAGCGCAACCTTCGTATAAAGCGGATACGCCGAAAAGTCTATCGGGTCAACCGTTTTATTATTGTCGATAACAATGTTGTCAACGTAACGCGCGTTTGCAAGTTCGTAAACGGCGTCAAATTGCGCGTCCGCCAAATACTCCGACTCAAACCATTTTGTTTTGACGGGATACAAGCGACCGTCAATGTCGCCGTCGACGTCCCATTGTACGATGTTATTATCGGCGTCGCGGTAGTAATATCGCGTCGCAAGAGTGGACGGGCGGGGTTTATAAATCGGGTTGCCGCTCACGTCGGTTTTGGTCGTGCCGTCGGCGTTTGTTTCGGGCGTTTCAACGTTGTATTTTATCGTTGCAACCGCTTTGTTTGTTGCGGTTGATGTTGTAGTCAGTTCATACAAAAAGTCGCTTAAATCGACGATTATTGATTGCGAACACTTAACAAACGTAAACACGATAACGCCGCGGGTAACATCGTAACGCGTTTCGATGTTGTACTCGTAATATTTCAAGTAACATTTCAAAAACGTATAAGCGTTGACGAGTTGGTACGTGCCTTGATAACTTCCGTATATTTTCAACGTGTCGGTGTCGTCGGGCGGGATATTGACCTCGACGGGGATTTTATCGACGGTTGCGTCGGTGGCGTCAAAAACAAGATTTTTAATCTTTTCAAAGATTGCCGACAAGCGAGAGTCAAAACTCCCCGCCGCCGTATAGTCAAGTAATATTTCGGTATCCCACAACGTTTTGAAGTCGAGTCCTTTTATTGTCCGTTTGTTTGCGTCGGGGGTAATTGTGTCGACAAAGCATGCGTATTTGTAATTACCCGTCGCGTCGTTCAATACAAGGATTTTCGCGTCGTTTATATCCTCGGCGCAAACACCTTCAGCCGTAAAAGAGTCAAGGTCGTAAACGCGGGCGGTCAAGTCATACGTCGCATTGTCGGCGTTTGTGATGTGCTGTTTGTTTTCGTCGTATAATGCGATAAACATATTTTCCGCCTCCCGTTAGTCAAGCAAATAACGCTTGATTGATACTTCGATTTTGCCCGCGTCGCTTTCAACCATATTTGACCCGATGTAATACTCGCCTTGCGGCAAGTACAAAAACGATTGTTTTGCCTTGTCGGTCAGCGTGTACCCGTTCGTTTGATTTCCCGCCGAGTCGGTAAGTGTGATTTTTTTCAACGTTGGGTCAATAAAGATTGTTTGACCGTCGGTATTACCCACGGACAAATTGATTTGCGCGACAATGGCGTCGTTTGTAACCGAGCGCACAAAAACTTGTATGTTGTGGTCGATTGCGCCGCTTATTTTTAAGATAATCGGGGAGTCGGCAAAAAAGGTGTTTTTTACGCGATACTCCTTTTTGAAAACAATACCCACAAAACCAAAGGGGAATTGCAAAGGAAACGCCGCCTCATTGTCTTTTTTAACAATTTCAAACGTCGTTTCGATTTGTTCGTACCAATAAGATTGACGCTCAAACGTAATGGTTTCACAAAACAAACCTTCCTCGTTGATTTCCGACTTTGTTGCCGATTTCAAAACGACATCGCAATATCGGTCGGTAACGCCGTCGGCATACTCAAACAAAAACGGCGTTGTGCCACACCCCGCCAAAAACAACAATAATTGCTTATAATTATTGTACCCGTCCGTACCGTCCGCGTTAAAGTAAACTTTAAGCGTTATCGGCTCAAATTCGGGCTTGATATTGACGAGGTGTTTGCTTTTCTCGCTTTCTTTATAGGATATTGCAAAGGCATTACCAAGCCCCGACGGCTCGGTTGCAAGTGCCGATTTGCTGTTTAAGTCAAACGACTTGATTTTGTCGCGGGTGTGTAGTGCAAATTTTCTCATTACATCGCCTCCGCAAGTTTTATATTGATTTCACGCACAAGGTTGTCAACGTCGACGTCCGCCGCATAATTTTGTATTGTAACGGTAACGTTTTGCGTCGTGTTGGTTGTGCTGTAATCGTTGTTGTAAATATCGCCCGACGTTCCACCCGCGCCGATTTGGTCGTATGTTTTGTCGGGAGTCAATGCGCCGACGCCGCTCGTGTCGGGCGGGGTTGCGTCAATCGTTGCTTGCACGTCGTCCATACTGTCAATTTCCGACGTATTGATTTTAAGGTTTACTTTTTGTATGCGCCCGATATTGACGCCAAGCCAACCGAGGGCGGAGTTTACGCCGTCAATAAGCCCGTTAATAATGCCGATAACAAAGTTTATCGCGTCCGATATAAAACCTAAAACAAAGTTAATAACCTTCACGACGCCGCCAAAAATTTTTGTAACGATATTGCCAAACGCTTGAAAAAGCGGCGCAAGCCAACCGAGCAACGTTCCCAAAACTTGCAACGGCACGGATAACGCGCTCAATGTAAGTTGTAAGGGGATAAGGGCGACTTCGAGCAATGGTCCGATAAGTTCCATAATCATTGCAAGCATATCGAAAAACGGCGACAATGCCTCAACGACAAGGTTTATTATTGTACCAAGTATGCCGCCCAAAAGGTTTAATATCGGCGTCAAAAGCCTCATGACGTTGTTTAATAAGTTCATAATGACGTCAAGGACGGGTTGCAACGCCGTACCAAGCAACCCAACAAGATTGTTTATACTTTCCCGAAACGCCTCGCATTGCGTATATAAAACGAGTAATATCATTGCAATTGCCGCAATGATAAGTATAATCGGGTGCGCCGCAAGTGAGGAAAGAGCCGACGACAATTGCGGCAACATCTTGATTACGCTACCGACCGTCGTTACAAGTTTACCAATCCCCGACGTCAAAGGTCCAAGAGCCGCAACAACAAGCAACGCCTTCAGCGCAAATTCTTGTTGTCCGAGCGACAAGCCATTAAACCAATTTGCAAGGGTTTGTAATTTTGGCACGATACTATTGCTCACGAAGTTTGCAAGACTTTGCATGATAGGCAACAGCGACGAGCCGATTTGCAATGCAACGTTTGATAATTGCGTTTTTATGGTGTTGAGTACGTTGTCAAATTCCGCAAGTGCGTTTACTTGCTCGTTTGACAGCGCGCCGAGGTTGTCAAATTCGGCGGAATATTCCGCGATTGCGTCGCTACCCGAATAAATAAGCGGCAAAAGATTGTTTGCAAGTTTTTCGCCGAAAACGTCGTTTGCAATTGCAACCATTTGCGTTTTATCTTCCATATCGGCAAGCGCGGTAATTATCGCGTAAAATTGCTCCTCGCTACCGTTAAAACTGTTGATGTCAAGGTTTAATTTTTGCAACGCGGTCGACGCAATCGACGTCGCACCCGTCGCCAAGTCGGCAACGCCCGCACGCATTTTTACAAACGCTTTATACAACACTTCCGAGTCGGTATCCGTTTGCAACGCGATATAATCGAAACGTTGCAATGCCTCCGCGGTCATATCGTATTGTGTTGCAAGTGTGGCAATTTCGTCGGCGGTTGATACCGCTTTTGCGCCGAGTGCGCCAAGCCCCGTTACGGTAGCCGCCGCCCCAACGGACAACGGCGTCAATGCTTGACCGACGCCCGATATTTTGTTTCCGACTTCTTGCACGGAGTTGCCGAGTTGCTCAAACTTGATGTTGTTTATTTTTTCAAGTTGTTGTTGCAACTTTTGCCCTTTAAGTTCGGTTTCCGCGAGTTCGGCTTGTATCTTACGATATTGAGAAGTGTCGGCGTTTCCGCTTTCTTCTAAATACTGTAAGCGTTGACGCAAAATGTCGGCTTGCTCGGCGGTTTTGTCGATAGCCTCTTGCGCCACCTTTTGGGCGCGGGCAAATTTCGCGTCGTCAAATTCGATTTCCAAACTTTTTTGTAACGCGTTTAACTCCGTTTGCGACGACTTTGCGTCTTTGCGCATTGCCGACATCGCTTTATTAAATTGAGTCGCGTCCGCGCTTATTTCCACGGTCAACCCGCGGATACTGTCCGCCATTTTAGCCGCCTCCTTTTAAGAATTTTACCGCGTCCGATTGCGAGATGTCGCGCACGTCGACATCGCTTTTTTTGCGAGCCGCCGCCCGTTTTGCTTGCAATTCTTGCTTGATTTTTGCAATATCAAGGGCAAGTAACAACACGTAAAGGTCGTTAAAATGCAAGCGTTGTATCAAGCAATCTTGTATTTTATGCTCAACGCATTTTTGATAAAGTGTAATAACACGCGGCACAATCAAGGCGTTTTTGCGGTTGCTTTTGGCGTTAGGGTTTACCTTTTCATACAACCGCAAAAGTTCTTGACTGTGCGTTACGAGTTTTTTTGGTCGACCGCGCTCCCGCTTAATACAAGGTTGAAAACAAACTTGATTTTTTCAACAAGTTTGTTTAATCTTTCACCGTCGGCAAGGTCGAATAATTGACAAAACGACTTAAAGTCGGCAATCGCGTCGCCCTCCATAAAGCAATACAACGCCTTTAAGTTTGACAAGATATGCGCCTTACTTTCCAAAAGCCCCGCGTTTTTAACGCGTTCGATGTAGGCAAAAAGCGTTTCGTTTTTGGCGTTGTGGGGGAAGTTCGCCTCCCAACGCTCCTCGGCAAAAAGCGACGTATCAATCGAAACGTCGATTTCCTTTTCTTTGATAACAAGTTTGTTTTCCGCGATTTCCTTTTCAATCACGGGCAATTTGGTTTTAATCATTTTGTCTTACCTCCTTACGCCTTCATTGTTGGCAACACAACAGCGTCGCCGAAAGTTTCGTACTCCTCGTCGTCGGGCGTTACGGTCATTTGCCAAACGATAACGTCGCGACCCGTGGTTTCGTCTTTGTAAACCGTACCGTCGGCGTTTTTGAGTGTTACGCCGTCGATTTCGAGCGGGGTATCAAAAGACGACTCGTTGATGTCGTCCGTTGTTTGGTCGAAAGACTCCGAAGGGCGAGAGGACGACACGCCGTAAACCCACGTTTTGGCAATCGGCATACCGCCGCTTTCGTCCATACCGCAAGTTTCAAAATAAAGAGCGTGTTTGACGTTCTTTTGCTGTTTGATTTCCGCGAGTCCTTTTGCTGTTACAAGTTTACGACCCATTGCGATTTCGTACTCGTCGGATACGTTATTTGTCGTCATAGTTCCCGTTTTGCCTTTTTCGTTTACGATGTGGCAAATACGGCGACCGTCGCCGTAAATCTTCTTAACGGTCGAGTCAGCCTCCAACGCCATTTTAATTGCCGTACCGTAATCAACGGGCGCGGCAAAAGTGCCGTCGGCGGTTTCAACCGCGTATTTGATGTTTTGCACGTTGAAACGTACAAGAGTTTTCTTTTTGTTAGGCATGGTTTTTAACCTCCGTTTTTAAGATTATTTTTTATTGTTTGATATATTTGTGCCTCGTTGCTGTCAAAACATCGACGGATAAAGCCGTTATGCGGGCTTTTGTCGGAGTATTCTAATACGTTTGAAAGTGGTACACCTTCGCGCGCCTCGCCTTTTCCGCCGCCTTTTGTTTTTCTATGCACAACACCTTTTGCCGTTCGTGAGTTTCCCACGTATCGGCGGTCCTTGTATTTTGTTTTAATTTGCCACGATTGCGCCATTTCGCCCGTATCTTTCGGCGTTTCCGCCGCAACCGCGTCGCGGAAAAACTCCGCACCCGCTTGCAAGGCGTCTTGTCGTTGGTCGAAAGACGAGTGTAAAAACTCGGTCAAAAGTCCGTCAATCGCTTGCGGTAATTTATCAAGAGTCGTTTTCGTCGACATCGTCGTACACCCCCGCAAACATAAACTCGACGTTTATGCCGCGATACGGATTGTCAAGGTCGTATAAATCGCTCTCGTCGTTCGCAAGCGTAAACGCATTGTCGGATAAAAACGCGGCTTTTATTGCCTTTATACGCTTTTCGACGTCCTCGAAACGGGCGTCGGTTTTGTCGTACGAGTAATAATAATTTACATCGACAAAACGCCTTGATATTTTCGGTTTGCCGTCGCCGTGTTTGTTACGACTTGACACAATACGAAAAACAACGTACTCGTCCTTATTTACCGCAACAGCACGACCGCCGACGTTGATTTTATCAACATCAACGCGGCGCAAGTGGTGCGATGTGATACCATAAGGCAAAAGCACGTTATCCAATTTGTTTTGTATTGTCGACCTTAAAACCATTTATTTGACCTCGTATTTCTTAACTTGAAATTCCAACATTTTATTACTTTCGACGTAGTTGTCCGCCGCCGAGGCAAGTTTGAACATGTGCAAATCGTCGATTATGCCGTTTTTGTAAATCTTTACGTCCGAGGAAATTAAAGCGTCGTAAACCGCCTTTACATAAGGCATACGAACACGGGCGGGGCGGATAACGCCGTCCGATTGTTGTTGTATCGCGTTGTTGCCGTAAGAGTTCAACCACTCGCAATAAAAACAATCCGTTGTTATCGGGTCGCCCTTCGCGTCCGTGCCAATATTTACGTTTATCAATTCCCACGTTGTCGTTGCGCCGCTACCCGCGACGTATGACGTGTGTTGTACGGCGAATTTTACGAGCGTGCGTTTACGCTTTACATTTTGCGCCATACATTACCTCCGCAATTGCGATATAAGCGCGATAATCATGCCGTCTTTTTTGACGAGTTTATCGTCGTCGCCTTTATCGCGGGCGTCCGCCCAAATCGACTTTATCGCGTAGGCGCGTTGTGTGTTTAACTTTTCGGCGGATACGCCGCTTTCGGTCATAAACTCAACCGCCTCGTCGATATATCCTTGCACTTCTTGTTTTTTGTGCGGGTCGGCGTCATAATAGCCCAATTTATATAAGATTTTGTCAACTTCTTGCATGTTGCTCCTCCGTAATCGTTTACCGATTTTATATTGACTTAATGTACGTCAACCCGCACTCAACAACCGTTAGGCGTTCGCCGCTTTTTGTACGGACATAAAGCCGTTCCACATAGAGGGCGAGCCGCCGACGATACCCGTTACCTTCAACGCAATCATGCCTTCCTTAAACTTGTAATCCGTAGACTTTGCAACTTCAAGGTCGGTAAAGTACGTCAACTCGTAACCCTTTAATTTACCGTAAAGCAAATAAGGATTACCCGCGGTTACTTTGCCGAACGCCGCAACGCGAGAGGTGCAAACAAACGGAATACCGTTAATCGTACCCGTATTGCCTTTAACAACAATATCGTACGCGCGCTTTTTGTCGCTACCCTTAACCCTTGCAAACTCTTTAAGGGTAAGTTTGTTAAGGATAAGGAAAGCGTCGCCTTCGACGTTTTCGTCGCCGCCGTAACCAAATACAACCTCGTCGAGGGTGTTTTCGTCAATGGTGGCAATCGTTGCTCTTTGACTCGCCTCAATAATCGTGGTCGGTGCGTTTACAATGCCGACAAGTTCGTCGTTGCCGCTACCGTTTACGATTTGACCGACAAGTTTCTTGCGCCAAGCATTGACAACCGCGGTATCAACCGCCGCGAGATAGTTTGCCGCGGGCAACTTTTCGGTTTCCTCGCTTACTTCGGCGTAAGCAACAATTTTCGTCTTTTTGATGTCAGCGTAACCAAACGAAGGCTCGGCGTTGCCCGTAGGACCTTTGCCTTCGGCTACAATTTCACCTTCGCCGATGTTCTTTTCAAAAGGTTTCTTGTAACTTTCCGCGCCCGTGCCTTCAAGGTGGGTTTCGTTTACAAGTTTGTCGAGCGTGCCGACTTGTTCAAACGCGGGGTTGATGTCGCTACCCGCAACAACACCGAGGGCGGTTGCCGCGGTGGTAACCGCGCGCGTTTCAAGCGTGATTTTTTCGCCCGCTTTAAGTGCCTTTGCGCGCTTTTCTACCTTTTCAACTCTTGCGCGTTCTTCCGCGGTCGGAGTTTTGTTGGTGTCGATAAGCGTTTCGCCGCCGTTGGGTAAACGTGCGCCGCGAAGTTCAGCCTCGCGAGCCGCTTTATCCGCCGCCGCACGTTCGTCGGCTTGCAATTCGCCAATAGTAAAGTTGAGTTTTTCAACTTCGGAGCGGATTTCCGCAAAACGTTCCGCGGTGGTTTCGGGTTTGTTTGCCTCCGCTAAAAGAGCGGCGCGTTTTTCCAAAAGTTCTTTAAGTTTCATAGTTTCTTTGTTCCTCCACAAATAAAAATTTTTCTTTTTCAAGCCTTAAAGCCGCTTGCGCTTGTTTCGCTCTTTTTTCGTTTTCCAACGCAACGGCGAGCGCGTTATCCAACGCGGTTTTGTCGTTATCCAACGTCGCCGAGCGAGCATATATCGAAGTTTGCGGGTATGCGCCGTCGTTTACGGCGGACACCTCAAAAACTCTTGATATTTTTGTAATTCTTCTTACGGGCATAGGTTTGTCAAGGTCGGACCACTCGTCGCCCGCAATTTCAACACCGAACGCAAACGACATATCCTCCATGTCGCCACGTTCAACCGCCGAGCATACCGCGCGGGCGGTGTGGTTGCCTTCGATGTCAAGTTGTGATTTTATTCTCATACCGACGTCGTCAATGCTTACGTCCATTGTCGAACGTTTGCCGCGACGATGTCGCGCGAGTGGTATCATTTTGTCGTCGTGGTTTACTAAAAATTTGATGTCCGACAAATCCGCGTCGTCAAGCGCATGCGGGTCGATTTCCTCGAAAAAATAATCGCCGATTGCCGTGCGCATATTAAACACGATAGGGTATCCTTCGATAATTCCCTTTAACGGCTCGATTTCGACGGGTTGCAACTCACTTGACGCGTTGCGTCGTATGATTTTAAGGTCCTTTTCCGATAAGGCGTTTTTGACGCCTTGCGGGGTTTTATTCGGCATTTGTTTCGTCCTCCTTCTTTTTCTTTGTTGCGCTCGGTTTTTTGCCTTGCGACAATGTTGTTAATTGATATTGATTTGCGATTGAAACGTCGATGTAATTCAACGATACGCGCGTCGGCTCGCCGTCGGGTTCGTATCCTATCAACTCGCGTCGTTCGTCGCGGGATAAAAGCGCGTCGTCTTTCGTCATTTCGGCAATTTCTTGTCGACGGCTAAACGAAAGCGATTGCACCAACTTGTCGTAATACTTGATTTTGTGTCCGTATGATACTTGACGCGGAGTAAAGAGTGTAATTTTCATTGCGTCGGTTATTGCAATAAGCAATCCTTCGACCGCTGTTTGATAAAAAGCCGTATACTCGTCGTCGGTATATTTACCGAGATAAATCGGGAGCGATACGCCGAACGGGGCAAGGATTTCGTCGCGAATAAACGACAAAATGTTGCTCGGTATGTCGGTCGGGTTTATGTTTATCGGGGTAAATTCGCTTTCGTAGTCAGTTGCAACAATCCCGTATTTACTGTCAAAAAGGTGGTTTTCAAATTCCTCGCGGGTAACTTCCTTTTTGTCGACGTCCGCAACGGTTTTCATTGATAAAATGCCTTTAAGCGACAACGACGCTTGTATCGACTTCGGTATCGACTCTTTAATGACGTGCATTGTTTGCAAATTCCCAAGCAAACTTTTATAATCGCCGCGCCCGTCAACGCCGCCGCCCAAATACGGGTTTTGCCCGTATCCGAGGCGGACGTGTATTACGTCGCCGTAAGGACAATCAAGCGTAATGCCGCCGTTTTGCATTTCAACGCGTATTTCGCCGTCGGGGGCGGTGTATAGTTTAACGTTTGCGTTTTCGATAGGATAAAAACCGCGAGTTGCTCGGTATACGTAGTCCGTACCTTTAATCGGTACTTCGTCGTACGCCCAATAAACAAAACAGTTTTTGTTTACAATAGTCAACCAAGCAACCTTATACAAAAAATCCTTCATACCACAAAGCGGGTTGACGCGATAAGCAAAAGTTGCGTTTATATCGTCGTTGACAACTTCAATACGTCGCGGGTTTTGACGCTCGACAACCGACTTTAAGTTGCATTTCGACACCTCCTCGGCGACGCGGTGTATTGCCGTTTTGACAATGTCGCTCACGTGTATATCGTTTCCGAACGAGGAAAACACAACCTTGTTTGCGCTTATATATCGGCGGTTGTATCCGCTTTCTCTATTCCAACCGAGCAAACTTTCGATTGCCGTTTTAAGAGTTCCCAAAACTTTTGCCTCCTTTTGCGAAAAATAAAAAGGGTCGATACCGCGACGGCAAGGAAAAAGCCGTTGCAAATATCGACCCACTTGTTTTTGATGTTCAAAAATGGGGTACACGCCCACGCGGGGCGGATAACATAATTATCGAATTTTACTTTATTATAGCGTCAAAGCGTAAAAATGTCAATAGGTTTTTGCGGTTTTTCTAAAAAAATATGAAAAAAGCGTAAAAAATATTATTTTTCGGTGCGCTTAAACGTAAAAGTATACTCACGCTTGCAATGCGGGCAATAATACGTCGCGTTAATAATCCCGACGCGGGCGTCGTATCGTCCGAGTAATTTGTTATGTATCGGACATCGGATTTCGCGGTAATATTGTCGTTGTGGTTGCTTTTCTTTTTCCATGTCTTAACCTCCGATTTTTGAGATAAACGCACTCTTGCACTCGCGCAAAGCCGCGTACGCAATGATTTTTGACATCGTGCCGTCGATTTTATTGCCGATATATCCGCTTATTTTTTCGGGCATTACCCAACCGCGATTATCATGTTTGACGGCTGTATTGCGAAAACACCAACGGCAAACTTCGTTGTTGTTATAATTTATATATCGCGCCCGCAAATCTTCCTCGACCGTTCGCGTCGGGATATTCAAAGCCTCGTATGTCATTTTGATTTTTAATAAAACATTTTCGCCGAAGTCTTTTTGTACGATTTTTGCAAATTCTTTCGCGTGCCATTGGTCGTAACCGACTTTATAAGGACGGATACCGTATTTGTCGTATATTTCGCGTATAAACTTTGCAACGACATCGTCGTCGATTATATTGCCTTTAACTATACGCACAAGCCCGTCGTCCGCCCACTGTTTATAATCTTTCTTTTCGGGGTTGGTTGGGCTGTCGGTGGATTGACCGTCGCCCGCCTTTACCTCGGTAACAAAATACATCGTGTAAAGATATTTTACGGGGTCGTTTGGTTTCATAAACAAAAATGTGCATGCACAAAGGTCGTTTGTTTCGGCAAGGTCGACGCCAACAATGCACCAACATTTTTTGAAGTCGTCGAGTTCAAACGTGGCGTCGCAAACAATGTATTTTTCCTCCAACCACG